CTGCGCCCTATGAGGCCATGGCTTAATCAAGTTATTAACCACCAAATGACCAACATGTTGAGAAACCATTATTCTAATTTCTCGCGCCCATGTTTGAAATGTCCATTTAATACTGGAGAGTATGGCTGTTCTATATATGGAACCCAAAATAATTCTTGTAAAGATTATGCCAAATGGGAAAAAAGTAAAAAATCAGCATATGATGTAAAATTCCCATTAAGTATTCATAGTCCAAACCATGACAATCCCGAAACAACCTTAGAAAATGTTTTACACGATACGGAGAACATGATGGATATAGAAAATTTAATGCCACTTTTTCATGAAATCATGAAGAAAAATCTAAGTATAATTGAGTGGAAAGTTTATGACTATATGTTTTTACAGCATTTAGACGAGGCGGAAGTAGCAAAAAAAATGGGTTATAAATTAAGTTTAAAAGAAGGGCGTCCAGCATATAGACAAATTAGTAAAATCAAATCAAAAATTTTACAAAAAGCGCGCGAAGTAGTAAGGGAGGTATTATAATGGAAGAAATTCTTACATTAGAACAGCAAAATAGATTAAAAGAATTTTTGCAAAAAAATCCCGAAGCCACACTTACGGAGATTACTGTTTACACTTATAATAATGAAAATATTGATAGTCGTAGTAAAGAAGGGCGGATTTTAAAACAGTATTTATTAGATAATAATATTGAATACAAAAATCGTTCTGTCTTTCAAAGAGATCGAATTTCATTAACAACAGATCACGAAGAATTTATAAAAAATAATTATAAAAATCAACATTACTTAGATATGGCAAAAATTTTATTTAAAAATAATAATTTAACCCACCTTAGCCTTGAATCGCGCGAAGTTAACAAATACGTTAATAAATTACAAAAGGCCGATCCTACATATTTAGATATGACTACTTATGTGCCAAAAGAGCCGGAAACTTCTGCTCCAAGTCCTATTAGTGAATATTTTCCACCGCGCCGTATGGATCAAACATTATACCGAATTAATAAATATCTTAATTTAGGATGGGAAGAAAAAAAATTAAAAGCCGTTCAAATTAAACAGGTAGAAATGTTGCAAAGATATTTGAATACTTTTAGTTTTTGTTATCAAATTAATACTTATCGTCGTGACGATGACCGTAAATTATTTGAGGATGCTTTTATTCGTTACACTTATGACAAGGAAGACTTAACACAAGAAGAATTAGATCAATTTATTACCTTATGCACAGAAGTTGTTACGGCTTCTACAATTTTACAACAAGTTGAAGATTTGCGTCAATTATTACGTCAAGCCTCTGAAGAGGACGAGGGGCGCAATATTAAAATGAGTCTTAATGAGGCGATTAGTAGCTTACAAACTGAATATAACCAATGTCGTAATAGGCAAAATAAATTATATAAATCACTTGTAGATGATAGATCTAAAAAAATACAAGAGCGGAAACAAGAAAACGCTAGTATTCTTAATTTAGTACAGGCATGGAAAGACGAGGAACGCCGTAAAAGTATTATTCATCTAGCAGAAGCTCAAAAACAAAATTTGGAAGATGAAGCCAAACGCTTGTCATCCATGGACGAACTAAAGGCAATAATTCGTGGAATTGATATAGATGAAATGGTTCATAGTTAATATAATATATTATGAATAAGAACAAAATATACTTAAAATGTAAAGTTTGTGGCGAAGAATTTAATTATTTTGCAGAACTTCAAAAACATTTAAGATATTACCATAAGCTTTCCTGTAAAACTTATTTTGAAACTTATTGGAAGCGCATTGATCGTTTTAATGGGGCAAAATTAGAATATAAATCCTTTGATCAATATATTACCTGCGATTTTGTCGATAAGAAAAACTATAAAAATTGGCTAAAGACTCTTTCCAAAGAAGAGTGCTCTGATTATTTTAAAAGTAAGCTAGGACAATATTGTGACTTAAAAAGTATTGATGTCGCACCAGGTCAAGTTGAATGTCAAAGTATTAATTGTTTATTACCAGTTAGTACAATGGAAGCTTTGTCTGGAATGTGTTACAATGATTTATGTAAAAAAATTGGATTGCATTCCAGATTTAATTATCAAATTCCTGACGAAATTCCTTTTACTCCTATTCCACAAATTATTGTAGATAGTCGTGAACAAAAACCATTTCATTTTGAAGAGCATACTTTAATTGAATCTAAATTAGAATATGGCGATTATTCTCTTCACCCTAACAATAAATTAGCAGTAGAGAGAAAAAGTTTATCTGATTTATATGGAACTTTGAGTGGTGGCCGCGAAAGATTTGAACGCGAAATTCAAAAGGCTAAAAAAATGGAAGGTTATATTGTCGTAGTTGTAGAATCGACTCTTAATAACATGATGTATCAAAAACAAAAATTTGGTAAAGCTTCTGGTGAATTTATTGCTCATAACATGAGAAAATTATTACGTCAATATGATAATTTACAATTTGTTTTTTGTGATGGGCGCGAAGAAGCGAGAAATAAAACACTTCATATTTTAGGTATGAATGAAGAGGCCTGTAAAATAGATTTACAATATTACTTTGATACAAAATGGCACTCATCGTAGGAAATCAAAAAAAATCTAAACCATTAGCTAACGTTAATAAAGAGTTACTTAATTTAAAGGGCGATTTAACTGACGAAGAAGCACGGGTTAGTCTTGCTAAATTTCTAAGATATAATCTTGGTTTTACTACGGAATTATCAATGGGCTTGACATTAGAAGCCTATCAAGAATTAACACTCAATTCTTTTTTTAACAGAAATTATTGTATGTTAGTTTGGGGTCGTGGTGGCGCTAAAAGTTTTTGCGCTGCGATCTATTGTATTCTTAAATGTATGTTAGAGCCTGGGACTAAAATACTTATTGCATCTATTAACTTTCGTACTAGTCGCCGTGTTTTTAATGAAATTGAAAAATTTTTAATGTCTCCAGGTGCGGCCCTAGCCAGACAATGTTTTGGTTTAAAAAGTAAGCGAAATGACCAATACGAATGGCAAATTAATGGCGGTAGTATCACAGCTATTCCACTAACTGGAGAAAAAATTCGTGGTATCCGTGCTAACGTACTTATATTGGACGAGTTTTTACTTTTACCTCCTGATATTATTGATAATGTTCTTATTCCATTCTTAAGTTCTCCAAGAGATGTGGGTGAACGTATTCGTATTAGAAAATTAGAAGAAGAATTAATAAAAAAGGGCTTGCTACATCCAGATAATAGGCATATCTTTGAGAATACTTCTCAAATGTTATGTTTAAGTTCTGCAAGTTATACCTTTGAACATTTATTTCGCGTTTATCAACAATGGTCACATTTAGTAGAACATCCAGACGAACAAGAGTCTAAAGAAGGCGAGCTTCCTGGAACATATTTTATTTCCCAATTAAGTTATGAAGCCTTGCCTCAACACATGGTAGATCAAGGCGCGATTCAAGTTGCTAAAAGTGGTGGAAGTTCACACCATTCCTTCTTACGTGAATATTGTGCCCGTTTTATTGATGGTGGAGATAGTTATTTTTCACCTAAAAAAATGCATGAGTGTACGATTTCAGATGGGGAATATCCAACTACCAAGGTAATTGGCGATAGTGATAAAAAATATATTCTAGCAATCGACCCGAACTTTTCGTCTTCTAAAGTTGCTGACTATTTTGCCATGAGTGTCATTGAGCTAGATGAAGAAAAAAAACAAGGCGTATTAGTTCATGGGTACCAAGCCGCAGGGTCATCGTTGCAAGATCATATAAAATATTTTTATTATTTATATAAAAACTTTAATATTGCTTTGATTATTATTGACCATGCGGGTGCAGATACTTTTATAGATGCGGTAAATAACTCTCAGTTTTTCAAAGACATGAATCGTAAGATTGGTTTTGTGGATTTTGATTCAGATAAAGAAAATGAGGATTATACTAAAATGTTAAAAGATTGTGCGCGTCAATACAATAAAGATTTTGGCAACATATGTATTAAACAATATTTTACAAGCTTCTTTTTGGGTCGCGCGAACTCTTATTTACAAACTTGCATTGATCATAAAAAAATATGGTTTGCCTCGCGCGCGAGCAACCATCCTGATATTTTAGAAAATATTTTTACAATGAATCTTCCGATGGAGTATATATATCCTAGAGGAATCGGGGAAAAGGCGGATAATGAATACGAAACAAAGAAATTGACCGTCCGCGAATTTATAGAAGAGCAGGATTTCATTGTTCAAGATACGAAAGATCAATGCGCTAATGTTGAGGTAACCACAACATCTAGAGGTACCCAAAGTTTTGATTTACCATCTCATTTAAGAAAATCTACAAGTATAAATAGGGCTAGAAAAGATAACTATACAACTCTTATGCTTGGAAATTGGGGAGTTAAAGCCTATTTTGATATAATGGCTCCAGAGAATTTTGCAAAGAAAAATACAGAGTTTGTCGCAGAATTAATCTAATAAAATATCAGATTTTAGTGTAATAAACTGTTATAATAATTTATGGCACGAAATAGTAATAAAAATATTAAATTCCCAGAGCCGCAGGTAATTGAAGGATCTATCAAGTCAAATGAGACTATAGAAGTAAAAGCCAGTCGTGGAGAAGTGAATACCTCAGTAAGAAGAAATAGGTCATCCACAATTTCTAGAACTGATAAATATAAAAATATTGAGGGTGGAGTTATTCCTTTTATTTATGGTGGAGGTTATGGTAAATATACCTCTAATATAAGTATTAAAGATACTATTATTTTATGCCAAAAAGCATATTATAATTTTTCTATTTTTAGAAATACTATTGATTTAATGACAGAATTTAGCTGCTCTCCAATTTATTTTACGGGTGGAAACGAACAATCCCGTAAATTCTTTCAAGCATGGGGGGATCGCGTTAATTTATGGAAATTACAGGATATGTTTTTTCGTGAATTTTTCCGCAGCGGAAACGTATTTCTTTATAAATTAAACGCACAATTTACAAAACAGGATATGCGTGTCCTTACTGATTTAATTACCACTGAAGCTCGCACTGGCGAAATTCCAGTCAGGTATATTATTCTTAATCCTGCCGATATTCAAGCTATCGGATCAGCTTCATTTATTACTCCACAATATGTTAAAGTTTTAAATGATTTTGAGATGCAAGTTCTAACGAATCCAGATAATGAACAAGATAAAGAACTTGCGCAACGGGTTAAAAATGTAAAAGATCTCAAAAATACTAGTAGTATTACCCAATCAAATCAATACATGATATTTGAATTAGATCCAGAAAGATTTATTCCAGTTTTTTATAAAAAACAAGATTATGAACCATTTAGCGTCCCAATGGGTTTCCCAGTTTTGGAAGATATTAACTGGAAACAAGAACTTAAAAACATGGATATGGCAATCAGTCGTACCATACAGCAGGCAGTCCTTTTGGTTACAATGGGAAATGATGAAGTCGGTATGCCGACAAAAGAACAAATTGGAACATTAAGAAAAATTTTTGAAAATGAAAGTGTTGGCCGTATTCTCGTAACTGATTATACAACTAATATTAAATTTATTATTCCAGAAATTAGTAACATATTAGATCCTAAAAAGTACGAAGTCGTAGATCGTGATATTCGTTACGGTTTAAATAATGTTCTTTTTGGCGAAGAGAAATACGCAAACACTAATACTAAAATAGAAGTTTTCCTTTCGCGCTTGAAACATGCTCGTGAAACATTCATGAATGAATTTATCATGCCCGAAATGAAAAAAATTGGTAAAAATCTTGGCTTTAAAAATTTACCAGTTGCGCGTTTTAAAGATGCTGATTTTAAAAATGATATGAACCTAACGAGAATCTATTCTCGTTTGATTGAACTTGGGGTTCTTACTCCTGAAGAAGGCGTTACCGCTATTGAAACTGGGCGTTTACCACTTCCAGATGAAAGCATTGAATCCCAAAAAGACTTTAAAAAATTACAAGAAGAAGGTTTATATCAACCACTTTTAAATAAAGCTCAACAACAACAAACTGGTCGTCCTGCTGGAACCGGAACCCCTCAAACAACAAAAGCCCCAAGAACTGCTCCGACTGTTCAAGCTTCAGAAGTTAAGCCTAAAATTAATGCCGATCTTGTTGCTAAAAATTTGGTTAAATTTGACAATTTAGTTGAGACAGTTGAAACAACTTTAAAAGATAAGTATAATCGTAAAAGATTAACCAAAGAACAAAAAGAAATTATTCAAACAATCGCAGAAACTATTGCAACAAACGAAGCACCGAAAGATTGGACCAATAAAATTAATGATTATATTAATAAACCAGTCCAATTAAATGTAAATATGAACGAAATTAATGAAATTGCCGCTGAATATGGTTTAGATTATAAGACGGCAATTTTATTATATCATAGCAAATTAGAATAATATGAGTAGAAGTTTAATTAGAAAAAATCAATTGAGTCCTGATATTTCTGATCTTGTTAGGGATTATGGTAGTAATTTTTTTGTTGCTTCTGAGCTCTTAGTTGCGACAGGTTCAGCTTTACAGGCGAACCTTATATCAACAGGTTCAACGTTACAAACCGAAATCAATAATTTGGGGAATACTTATGTAACAAGAGCTAATGGACAATTTAATAATCGCCCAACTGTTAACGGAACGGGCGTTCTTTTAATTGGGGAGGTCGCCGGTTTACCAAACACCATTATTTATACAACTGGTAATCAAACCGTCAGTGGGGTTAAAACTTTCGCTTCTCGCCCAACTGTTAATGGAACAGCAATTTTTTTAAGCGGCGATCCTTTTGTCGCGCCTAATTTTAATAGCGCGCCATCAAGCCCAGTAATGGGTCAAATTTATTTTGATACAAATAGTAATAATTTTTCCGGTTACAATGGAACAAATTGGACAAGATTAAATAATTAATGAATTGGAAATTTATCTAATGAGTTAATTTATTATAAAGGAATAAGGAATTTATGGCATTTTGGAATATAATAGAAATACAAAACGACAAATCCAAGTCAAAGGTTTAAAAAATAATGAATTATATATTAAAAAATAAATTAATTAATAATATTTCTAGTAATAATTCTGATTTTGGAGTTGGGGGGACTGTTCGTATTAGTGATAACAGTGGATTATTAATAATTGCTGGTCAATATAATGACGGACCACTTTTTAGTCTTTTGGGCTCAAGTAGAATTTTAACTTATACTGGTAATAATAATATAGGATGGTTTTTTAATAAAGCAATTACTGGTTTGTTTAGAGGTCCTAATTATGGTCCGATTTTTGATATGGATGTGGGTGGAAATATTCTTGCGGTACCAAGTGGTCGTCATGTGAATATGTATGCTGGTAATCCAATAAATGGATGGAATATATCACAAACATTATCGCCAAATCCCACTTCCAATTTTAGCTATAATATTTCATTAAGTGCTAATGGAGATATTTTATTAGTCGGAGACCCGGCCGATACCGAGGGGGGCAGTATTATCCTCGATCAACAGTTTTACAGCGCTGGGGCTACACATATTTATACTAGAAACCAAAATAATCAATGGGTTCCCAAACAGAAAATATTAGGTAGTGGAGATGCCGACTATTTTGGAACTGTATGCTCTATGAACAAGGACGGGACCATTCTTGTAATTACAGCTGCAGACTATCCAGAGCTTGTATCACCAAATCCTAATTTAGATAGGCGGGGGTCTATTTGGGTATATACTGGTAATGCTAATAATAACTGGAATTATTATGCTAAATTAACGGGAGTACCAAATCATATAATCGATGACGCCAAAATTAGTGATAATGGAAATATTATATTAATAGGTGCATATAATATTTCTACAACAAATGTATTAGGATATATTTTTACTGGTTCTTCAACTAATCAATGGAAATTACGTCAAGTATTACCAGAAATCGTAAGCTCCTACATTGTGGGTGACACGGCTCTCAATAGCGATGGATCAATTATATGCATGTATCCTTTTGTTTATTCTGGAAATGTTACTAATGGATGGATAAAATTAGGATCAGCAGAATTTTCTTTAACAGGCAGGACTCTTCCGCAATTTGGTGGTACACCTGTCTACCGGCGTACGTTCAGTACGGACATAAACCCTGATGGAAGTATTCTAGCGATTGGTTCTCCATACGATGATAATGGTGGTTCTAAAGCCGGCGCAGCATTAATTTATACATTACAAAGCAGTTCGTCGTCGAGCAGTTCGTCGTCGAGCAGTTCATCGTCGAGCAGTTCGTCGTCTAGCAGTTCGTCGTCGAGCAGTTCGTCGTCGAGCAGTTCGTCGTCGAGCACTTCGTCGTCGAGTAGTTCGTCGTCGAGTAGTTCGTCGTCGAGCAGTTCTGTTCTTATTCCAGGCAATAATATTGATTTCCCTTATCCTGTTATTTTTAATTTCAAAAACCCACAGACTGGAGTAAGATTACTTTTGGATATATACAATAGTGGCGGAGATAGTTCTCAAATTATTGCATCTGCTTCTGGTGGGTTAACTTTTAATTTGGCATCTTTACCAACCCTTTTTTCGTATACTGGATATTTTCCAAATGGTAAATATTTTGGAAAACTAACTTATAAAAATTATGATCCAACCTTACCAGATGGACAACCAAATCCTGAATTATTAACACAAGTAAAATGGGAAAAAGAGATTTTTACAGGATATGAAAACCAAGGATTTTTAACTGCTAGAATTGTTAGAAGTGGTTTTAATGAAACACCTTTCGGGATACAAGTTTCTGGATCATTAATTACAGACCAGGGGCTCCCTTACATAGGTCTTGATTTAACAGGGTTTAAAAGTGGTTTTTATACATGGTCTGGCGAAATTAAAGATTCTTTAGATATACGTTTACCGTTATTTAACAATAATAAGTGGGAAAATGATTATTTTGGAAAATTAAGTTTTAACCTTGATTTACGTGGTTTTCCATCTCAAAGCGTAAGTATTCCAAGTAATGAAGCCGAGTTTATCATTATTGACGACGATATTCCACAATGTGTTAAAGAATGTTACTCAACAAGTAGTCCTTCATCAATACAAGGGATTGGTATAGATTCATTTTTGAATCTTTAAAAGAGTGAAAAAATATATTTATACGATATGGACAAAACCCTGGATAAAAAATAATACTTTTTATTCTAATTTATTATTTTTAACATTATCTATAGAATATATAAAAAACTATTCTAAAAAAATTACAATATATTCTGATTATATAGGAAAACAAATTTGTGATTTTATATTTGATAAACAAATAGAAGTTATTAATAATTTAGATAAATTTGATAATTTAGATTTCAATAGATGGTCTATTCCAAAATTGTATACAATCAATGAGCAAGATTCTGAATTTTGTCACCTTGATCATGACGTCTTTTTATTAAAAAATATTCCATCTTATGATAATGTAGATTTTACTATACAATCCGAGGAAAAAAATAATGATTTTCAAGAGTTTTATAAAGGGCTTGTTCTTCATTATATATCGAATAATAATGACATTCCGAATATAATATTAGATTATATTCTCAATAAAGGAAAGATTTGTAAAGGTATTAATTGTGGATACTTAGATTTTTATAATATAGAAATAGCAAAACAATGGACAGATTTTGCAATTAATTTAAATAATATTTATACTAAAAAATTTAGACATATTGACTGCTGTTTTGTCGAACAATTCAGTCTTTACATATTATCAAAAGAGTATGATTATAATTATAAAACTCTATTTGATTTTGATAATAATGATAATTACGCCAATAATAATATTGGATATATACATTTAATGACCGCAAAAAAAGAAAACTTTTTAAAAGTTATGACTCAAGCAGAAAAAATTTTAAAAAAAAATAATTACGAAATATTTCGAAAGTTAGAAAATTATAAAAATTTTTTTAGTTATAATTAGTGTATATTTATATATAATTTTTATATGGCGACAAATTGTCCAGTTTCTTCTTTTTCTAATTTTGGTTGGTCTATTGATATCAATAAATTAGGATCTGGGGTATTAATTGGAGCGCCAAAAACAAATGCGACAGTAATTTATCAAAGAAAAAATCATGGCGCTGCATGGGCATATGTAAAATACAAAGACTTTTGGAGAAAATACCCATTTACTAGCCCAGGCTTTATTAAAAATGGAGAATTTGGAAAAAGTGTGGCGATTAGTGATGATAATTTATTAGCTATCGGAGAACCATATTATTCTAATACAAATTTTAGCGAAGCTCCTTTTGATTATGGTTTTGGTGCGGTGCATTTATATAAATTTAATAATACAGCTTATCCATCATCAGATTTTTTAAAAACATTAACCGGAAATGGTCGAAATTTATCTCAATTTGGTTATTCTATAGATTTAAATAATAAAGGCGACATTTTAGTTGTTGGCGCTCCAACAGATGTTACTAATAATATTACCGGTGGAAAAGTTTATGTTTATAAAAACACGAATGACGATTGGTCTCTTGAGCATACACTGACTGGTAATAATAATTTTGGATACTTCGGAAAATGTGTTAAAATAAATACTGGAAATTTAATTGTAGTTGCTGAAAATGAATCATTTCATATTTATAATTATAATAACAATATAACTAAAACAAATTCTTTTCAATTAGAATATAATAATAATTTTCAAACAACTTATAACTATAATTTTAATAAATTTATTGATACTGATATTGAAGGTAATACAATTTTAATTGGAAATCCTTATCATGGAACTGGTATTGCAAAATTATATCAAAAAATTTCAAATACTTGGCAGAATACACACTCATTTACTGGAAGTCGAGATTTTCAATTTTTTGGCGCGTCTGTTGGGTTGTCTAATATTATAAGCGCTGAAGGTCTAGTGGCGCCAAACCAACCTTTTGCTACCGAAGAAACTTTAACAAGTTTTAGAGTCAATTGGAATTCAGTTCCTGGGGCCTTATATTACCTGATTGATATTTCAACAAATTCTAATTTTTCTAGTTTTGTAGGGGGGTATAACAATTTTATTGTGGGTCGTACGAATCAACTAATAACAGGACTTACCGTTGGAACTACATATTATGTAAGGGTTCGCGCCGCAAATGCGACAGAAGTAAGTGCAAATTCGCCAACTCTAGTTCAAACTGTGGGGGTCGCTAGCCCAGCTGGTCTTATTGCTACAAATATTCAAACTAATAGTTTTACGGCTAATTGGTCCCCTGCAGGCGGCGCAGCAAGTTATCGTATAGACGTTTCTACCGCATCCAATTTTGCAACGCGTCTCACAGGTTACGATAACTTGACGGTCAACGGTACAAGCCAATCCATTACTGGATTGACAGCCGGAACAACTTATTATGTAAGAGTTCGCGCAGTCAGTTCTAGCGGTTTAGAAAGTGCAAACTCTAGTTCGCTCACGCAAAGCACTGTTCCAGTCGCGCCAAACGCGCCGACAATTTCAAGCGTTACGGCTGCAACATTTACCGCCACATGGAATTCTGTCGCAGGCGCTTCTGAATATCGCATTGACGTAGCGACAACAAGCGATTTTACTAGCGGTTTTGTAACGAATTATAACAATAGACTTGTGTCTGAAACGAGTGTGAGCGTTATAGGATTGAGTCCTGGTACGACATATTACGCGAGAGTTCGTGCTGTTAATACATTAACGGCTAATACCGTAACAAGCGCAAATTCTCCAAATGCTGAACAAGTTACGCTCCCATTAGCGCCAAACGCCCCAACAGCAACAAATATTACGACTACAGGTTTAACCACAAATTGGAATTCCGTCACTGGTGCGGCAAGTTATCGTATAGACGTTTCTACCGCATCCAATTTTGCAACGCGTCTCAC